AGATATAAATGGCTACATCAGGAACTACTAGTTTTAACCTGAATATAGATGAAGTTATTGATGAAGGTTATGAAAGATGTGGTCTTAGTACCACTTCTGGTTATGACATGCGTTCAGCTAGAAGGAGTTTAGATTTATTATTTGCTGAATGGGGTAACAGAGGTATTCATCTTTGGAAAACAGAATTAAATGAAATACCTTTAGTTGCAGGACAAGCTGAATATACAGTTGATACTGATGTTAATGATGTGCTTGAGGCTTATGTATCTTCAACTGCTGCAGCATCTAATGATGCAAATACACAGGACGTTTCAATTACTAAAATAGACAGATCAGCATATGCTGCATTACCAAATAAATTAGCTACAGGACAACCATCACAATATTATGTTGATAGACAAACAACACCTAAAATATATTTATATCAAGCGCCAGATTTGAATACTTACAACACACTTAAATTTTATGTAATTAAAAGAATTGAAGATGCAGGGGCATACACAAATGATGCAGATGTTGCATACAGATTTTTACCATGTATGTGTGCAGGATTAGCTTATTACATATCTATGAAAAAAGCACCACAGCTTGTGCAACAAAATAAATTAATTTATGAGGATGAATTGAAAAGAGCTTTAGATGAAGATGGTCAAAGAGCATCGACATTTATTACTCCACAATCTTTTTATCCTAATGGAGTTTAATTATGCCAAAATGGGCTACAGGTAAAACATCACAAGCTATCTCCGATAGATCAGGTATGGCGTTTCCATACAATGAGATGGTTAAAGAATGGAATGGATCATTAGTTCATTACTCTGAGTTTGAACCTAAACATCCACAAATTAGAAGAAAACGTATTGTAGCTGATGCAATCGCATTACAAAATACAAGACCACAAAGATTTCAACAACCTACAGACAGAAATGGTGTTGAAGCAGATTCAGGTGGAGCATCCGTTGGTGTTGCTAATTTAACACTTCCTGGAGATTTTGCTTTTATTAACAAAGGTACATCTGAAATGATTCCTGCAGACCCATCATTACAAAACAGAAGAAGACAATTATCAATACAAGTTAAACCAGTAACAGTGAGTATTACATAATGGCAGTCACATATTCAGATTTTTTAACACAAGTAAGAAACTACACTGAAGTAAGTAACACAGTTTTAACTGATCAAATTATTCAAGATTTTATTAGATCTGTTGAGCTGGATGTTGCAGGTAAAGTTGATTATGACGATCTTAGAAAATATTCTACATCTACATTTACTTCAGGAAACAGATACGTAAGTTTACCTGCTGATTTAACTATAATGAGGTCTGTTCAAGTGATTGATGGATCAACAAGAACTTTTCTTGAGAGAAGAGACACAAGTTTTATTTCTGAATATAATAATAATGCTGCTACAGGTCTTCCTAAATATTGGGCTAATTGGGACGATTTTAATATACTTGTAGCACCTATACCAAATTCTGCATATACTGTACAAATCAACTACATTACAGATCCACCAGAATTTACATCAACTAACAATACATTTTTATCTACTTATCAAGAATCAATGTTGTTACATGGTGTATTAGCTGAGGCTTTTAGATATCTAAAAGGTCCTATGGATATGTACAAACTGTACGAAACAAAGTACAATGAAGAAGTACAGAATTTTGCTCTTCAACAAATGGGGAGAAGAAGACGTGCAGAATACGATGATGGGGTACCTAGAATTAAGATACCTTCACCATCACCAAATACGTAATTTTAAAGGAGAACAATTATGGCTATTACAACTAATGCAATTTGCAATTCATTCAAAAAGCAATTGTTAGCTGGTGAGCACGATTTTGATTCAGCTGGTGGAGATACATTTAATTTAGCAATGTACATTTCTACAGCTGTTTTAGGTGAATCAACTACTAACTATTCATCAACATCTGAAGTATCTTCACCGGCAGGTTACACTGCGGGTGGTAAAGCTTTGGTTAACCAAGGTGTTAAAGTATCATCTGGGGTTGCTATCACTAGCTTCGCTAACTTATCTTTCACTGGTGTTACACTAACTGCTAAAGGTGCTTTGATTTACAATACAACAACTGACGGTGGTACAGGTACTACTGAAGCAGTTGCTGTGTTAGATTTCGGTGGAGACAAGACTGCAACATCTGGAACATTTACAATTCAGTTCCCTGCATTCACAACTTCCGCTGCAATCTTAAGAATTGCGTAATTAAGGAAATAAAATGATATGGCCGTTGGATGGGGTAATAAAACATGGGGCGAAGAAACTTGGGGCGATCTAAGTAACGCCACTGCTTCACCCAACGGAATATCAGCTAACTTATCAATAGGTACATCAACAACTCAAGCTAACGCTGATGTTGATGTAACTGGTTCACAACTCACATTTACAAACGCAGGAGCCGTTGCAGGTTCTTCTGTTGCATTTTCAGTTACTGGTATTCAAGGAAATCTTTCAATTGGAGAGGAAGATATTGCTAGAGGTATTCAACAAGATGTAACTGGTTCACAATTAAATACAACACCAGGTGCTGTCACTATCGATGATCAATTTTTAATTGGTGCAGGATGGGGAAGAGATTCTTGGGGATCAATGGTATGGGGAGATGCTTATTCTGCTCAAACAGGATCCGTGTCAGCTACAATATCTGTAGGTGCAGTTGCTGAAATTACGGCAGGTGCTAGCGCAAGTCCAACCGGACAAGAGTTAACAGCTACTCCAGGTCAAATCACAATAACTGGAGATGCAAATATAGACGTAACTGGAATACAAGCAACACTATCAGTAGGTCAAATTCAAGGATTATCGGTAGTTGGTAGTCAAATGACTATCTCTGTTAGACCTGTAGATATTGAGGCAGGTGGTAATGTAACTGTAAATGTTATTGACGATAATTTAGACACAGAAATTGGACAAGTAACATTTGATATTGGAGTAACTGCAACAGTAACTGGATTAGAGCTTACTTCATCTATTGGTGATGAAACTGTTACTGCTGATGCAAATATAGATATTACAGGACAAGAGCTTACAAGTTCTATTGGAGATGAGACTGTTGTAGCTGATGGAAATGTGTCTGTTACAGGCCTTGAATTGACAAGCTCTATAGGAGAGGAAACAGTTACCGCAGACGCTAATGTAACGGTCACAGGTATTGAATTAACAAGCTCTATTGGAGATGTAGAGCAGAACACTATATACGATGTAACAGGTGTTGAAATGACCTTATTCTTAGGGGAAGAAACAGCTGTTGCTAATGCAGATGTGGATGTTACAGGCATAGAATTGACTAGTTCAATAGGAAGTACTAATATCACAGCATGGCAAGAGGTTAATCCTGGGGTCAGTAATGTATGGACAGAGGTTGATTTAGCTGCATGATTAAGGTAAAATTATAATTATTTAGGAGACAAAATTTATGACATCTAGTTATTCAACGGATCTAAAACTTGAACTAATGGTCACTGGCGAAAACGCTGGTACATGGGGTGATAAAACAAATACAAATTTAAATTTAATTCAACAAGCAATTGCAGGTTATGAAGCTGTAACAATTACAGATTCAGCAACTACTACTTTAGTTATGTCTGATGCTGCATTGTCAAATGCACGTAACATGATTATTAAGTTTGCAACTATAACTTTAACAGGTGCAACTACTGTAACAATTCCAGATGGAATCGAAAAATTTTATATATTCGATTGTAGTGCTATAACTGATGCACAAAATCTTACAATCAAAACTGCTAGTGGTACTGGTTTTTCTCCAACTACTGCTGGAGCTGCAAGTCCAAAAATTTTTGCAGCTTATTCAGATGGAACTAATATCACAGAAATTTCTTTAAACACTTTAGGCGGAACTATTGCTACAGCTCAAATTGAAGCCGCAGCGATTACAACTGCATTAATTTCTGACAACGCAGTGACTACTGCAAAAATTTCAAACGCAAATGTTACTGAAGCAAAATTAGCAACTGACTCAGTTACTGCAGATAAAATTGCTCAATCTACAATTACTCAAACCAAACTAGCTTCTAACTCAGTTGGCCCAGATCAATTAATTTCAACTGGTGTTACTGCTGCAGAATATACTTCAGCTACAATTACAGTAGATGCTGATGGAAGAATTACAGCAGCTTCTTCAGGATCAGGAGGTGGCGGAGCTTTTCAACCTAAAGTTTTAAAAAAAGGACCTGGTTCTGGTAGTTTCACAGTTAACCCAGCAGCCAACATAGTTGGTGCTTACATTGTTTCCGGAGGCGGAGGCGGCGGAGGCGGCGGAACTGGCGGTAACGCAAGAGGTGGAGACGGTGGAGCTGGTGTATATGCTTACTTCGTTGGTCCAGCTACTGGTGGCGCAACTCTACCTTATGTAGCAGGTACTAGAGGAAACGGTGGAAACGGTGGCCCTGCTTTTGGGTCTAACTCAGGTAACCCAGGTAACCCTTCAAGCGTAACAAACATTGGAACAGCAAATGCTGGAAACGGTGGTAATTCTGCTGGTGGTTATGCTCAAGGAGGTAACCCAGGTAGTTCAGGAAGCGCTCCAGGAGCCTTTGCAACTTTTGGTCCAAACCCTGGTTTTTTAGTTAATATTGATACAGACTTTGGTGGCGGTCGTGGAAATGGTGGACCAAGTGTAGGCAATCCAGGAAATCCTGGAGGCGGCGGATTTGTAGCAGCATATGATAACTCAGGATCTTAAAAATGGCTAGACATATTTCATATAAAACGGTTGATAATAATATCAAACACATAGTTAAAGTTCATTCTTCAGATGCTAGTAAAACACTGTGGAATACTTTAGTTCCTGATTTAAATTTTGTAACTATAACTGAAGATGAATTTAAAAAATTAAAATATGATCATCCACATAAAATTGATGCAAATAATAATTTAGTCTTTAATACGTTACCTGAAGGTGTAAGTATTACTAAAGATATTACTCAATACACGGTAGAAAAAAAATTGGAAGAACATATTAAAGAAGCAGAATATTTTGCAAGAGCGCATGAGAATCCAATAGTTAATCAAGTAGTTACGCAAGATTATATTAATTCTTTAAAAGCAATTGATACAAATGCAATCACTTGGCCAGTAAACTGTCACAATTGGGTAGAAGCATTAGAATTAAACTCACATTCACTTGATAGTGTTTTAGAAGTGTAGTAATACATTCTCATATGTATGAGAATGTAATAGAGTTTTCTTGTCAAGAAGATTACTTTGAATTAGGTGAAGATTACCCTGTAGCTGCTAAAGTAAATATTCCACAATGGTTTAAAGAACTTAATCATTCTATTGAAAATAAAACAGTAAAAGGATGTATGCCTTTTTTAGATGCTTTAACCGCTGGGTATATTTTAAAAATGCCTCAAGATTTTGCTATAAAACATAACATTGAACATGAGGGTCAAAGAGCTGTATGGCAAAAACCTTCAGCAGCAGATGATGATATTTCGATCATAAATTGTTTAAATATTAACAACAGAGGTCTTCAAATACACAATAAAGAGCAATTAGGTAAATGTCCTTATCATGAACAAAATAAAAATTTACCTTATCACAAAATTTTGAATCCATGGTTTATAAAAACACCACCTGGATATTCTTGTTTGTTTTTGCCATTATTAAATAATGGAGATGATAGGTTTTTTCCTTTAGCAGGTATTGTTGATACAGATACTTTTAATACTGAAATAAATTTTCCAATAGTTATAAACGGTTATAAATACCCTGTATTAGATACTGTTATAAAAAAAGGCACACCTTATGTTCAGGTAATTCCATTTAAAAGAGAATCATGGAAAATGAAAGTTTCTAAAGTAACAACAAAACAAATAGTAGCTAACAGAATGAATTTTGTTTTAAAATTATTACATAATTATAAAACTCGTTTTTGGAATAAAAAATCATGGAAGTAAAAAATTTTATTAAAGTATATGATAATGTAGTGCCACCTACTTTAATTTCGGCAATAATAAGATGGTCTAATAAAAGTGATTTTAATACTGCATCAGTAGCAACTAATGATCCTGAACATCGACAAGTAATTATTGAAAGTATTAGAAAAACAAAAGATCTTGCTTTATCACAATGTTCAAATTCTTTAACTAATGTTCATTATTTTAATGTTTTAGCACGTGTGTTTAATAACTATTTAAATAAATATAGAAAAGATCTTAATCTTTATGATTTTGTTTTAGAAAAAATAGAAAATATAAATATTTTAAAATATGAAGAAGGTGGTTTTTATAAATGGCATACTGATCATTCTGGAATGATTTTTCCTAGAACTATAAGTATGATTTTATTATTAAATAATGATTATGAAGGTGGTGAATTAATGTTTTCTGATGCTGATAATAAAAATCAAATAGCTTTAGAAACAAAAGTTGGAAGATTAGTTGTTTGGCCAAGTAATTTTATGTTTCCTCATAGCGTGAGTAAAGTTACAAAAGGAACAAGATTTTCAATTGTAGCGTGGGCAGTATGATAAGAAAAGATTTTAAATATAAAAAAATAAAAAATTTTATTTCAAAAGATGAAGTAGAACTTTTAACTAATTACAGTATTATAAAACACAGAGCAAATACTAAAGATTTTGATTTTGAACAAAATCCTGTAGGAGATACTTATTTATCATATGACGCTGCTGCTGAGGCTCTTTTATTTAAAAAAAAACTATTTATGGAAAAAGAAACTGGGTTAGAGCTTTTACCAACTTATGCTTTTTGGAGACTTTATACTTATACAGCAGATTTAAAAGATCATACAGATAGACCATCTTGTGAAATTAGTGTTACAGTAATGATTGGAAGTGATGGCACTCCTTGGCCAATTTATATGGGAGATACTCCTGTAGAGCTAGAACCAGGAGATGCTTGTATTTACTTAGGTTGTGAGATTAATCATAGAAGAGAAGAATTTCAAGGTGATTGGCATTCTCAAGTTTTTTTACATTATGTAGATAAAAACGGTCCTCATGCAAATAAAAAATTTGATGGTCGTCCAATAATATTATAATATAGCTTATGCAATTTATTCAAAAAAAATCAGATGGCTCTCTTAGGATTAAATTTTCTTGGAGAGAAAGATTTCTTCTTTTTTTCAAAGGTAGTTTATATTTAGATTCAATTGGTTTAAGACATTTTTCTAATCATTTAGTTAAAATTATTTCAGAATGGAACCTTAATTTTAATGAAGATGTAAAGAATACTCTTACAACTGAGGAGGATTCTGTACAAGGCAAGTAATATTAGGTATAATACCTTATGCCTTTAACAAATGTACAAATTAGACCAGGTTTTAATAAACAAGTAACTGCAACAGGCGCTGAAGGACAGTGGACTGATGGGGATTTTGTTAGATTTAGATATGGATTACCAGAAAAAATAGGTGGTTGGAGTCAAATTACAAGTAAAACTTTAGTAGGAGCTGTAAGAGAACAACTTGTTTGGGCTGACTTAGATGGTAGAAAATATGCAGCATTAGGAACTAACAGAGGTTTATTCATTTATTATGAAGGTGCCTTTTATGATATTACCCCTTTAGACACAGCTATTACAGGAATTACTTTTGATACAACAAATACTTCAGCAACTGTTACCGTAAATAAAGTTTCACATGGTTTGGTCGCAGGAGATTTATTCAAATTTACTTCAGTAACTCCTCCAGTAGGCGCAGGTTTTGTTGCTGCTGATTTTGAAACAAATACCTTTCAAGTTGTTACTGCTGCAATAGACACTTTTACAATTACTATGTCAAGTGCTGCCACAGCGACCACCTCTGCGAGTGGTGCAGCTACTATTAATCCATATGTAAAAGTAGGACCCTTAAATCAAAGCGCAGGATATGGTTGGGGAACATCTTCATGGGGTGGAGCTACTGGGGTTGTAAGCACTTTAAATGGAGCTTTATTAGATGATACCAACGGTACTGGAGGTGTGGGAACTTCAATCACACTTTCTTCAGTTACAGGATTTCCAACATCAGGTACAATAAAAGTTGGAGCTGAATTTATTTCATACACAGGAATATCCGGCAATAATTTAACAAATATTACAAGAGATGTAGCGGGCACAAGATCTGCTCATGCAGACGGATCTTCTGTTGAAGTTTACACAGGTTGGGGTTCAGCATCTATCACAAGTTCAGTAATCCTAGATCCTGCTTCATGGTCTTTAGATCATTTTGGACAAAAGCTTATTGCAACAATTAAAAATGGAAAAACATTTGAATGGAATCCATTAGCAGCTAACCCTACGGCACTTACTACAAGAGCGACTGCTGTAACAAATGCCCCAACAAGATCGGTTATGTCTATCGTATCTGAAAGAGATAGACATCTAATTGTTCTTGGAACAGAAACCAGTATTGGAAATAATGCTACTCAAGACAAAATGTTTATAAGATTTTCTGATCAAGAAGATATATCTGATTACACACCTACATCAATAAATACAGCAGGAACATTTAGATTAGATTCTGGTGTTAAAATTATAGGTGCAGCTAAAGCAAAAGATTATATATTAATATTAACGGATACTTCTGCATATGTAATGCAATTCGTTGGACCACCTTATACTTTCTCAATTAGACAAGTGGGAAGCAACTGTGGTTTAATGGGACAACATGCATTGAAATA